CTGCTTACCAGCTTTACTACCCGCACGTTTGGCACGGGTTGTTGCTGCGTACTCGGCAGGACTAAGACTTTTTATTGCTGCTTCAGGGAGATATCTTTCGCCAGTTTTACTAGATGGTTTACCACTTTTGGTACGCCACTTTTGCTCTGTCCAATCCTTGAGGGATTTTTGTAGGGCTTTCAATCTCGATACCCCCCACCAGCGTCTTTGTATTTCTTGGCTACTAATTGCGCTTTACGGGCTGACCACTGCCCTGCCTTGGTGCCGTGTGTAGCAGCGGCTTTAACGCTACTCACGATACGTTTACGCAATTCGGGGTTCGTATAGTTACCGGCTTCGTTAACTTTACCACCTTCTGCAAAGATTTTAAAGTCCGTACTATCCCGGCGCTTTGTCTTCTTTGCGTTAGGCATTTTAGAGGGGTTAATATCCCCCATACCCCGACTGGCGCGCATAATTAGCACATCTTTCCGCGAGTTTTACCTCGCTGAGCAATACCGTCAATAGAACCGCCTTTAGCGTACTTTTTGACTTCACCACCCTTTTCCATCCCAGTAGGGGTTCTAGCTCCCCTATTAGGGTCTACAGACCTGTAATAGCGCGCAGCATTGGGCTTAGCCATAAGCTTATCTTTCTCAATACTAGTAAGACGGCGCTTATTGGGTATAGAAAAACTCGCTGTCTTACGTTCTTTTGGGTGTGTACTTATGTAAGCTAACTTTTCCTGATAGCTGTTCCCAGGAATACTGTCATAAGCAGGATTAGGGGCGCGCGTAGCTACCGGGGCAACTACTGGGGCAACGACAGGCGTAGGGGTACTTACACCTCCACCTTCATCAAATTTACGTTTCTTCATACTCAGCGCATCTTTCCGCGAGTCTTACCCCGTTGAGCGCAGCCGTCAATGCTACCACCAGATGCGTACTTAGCTACCTTTCCACCCTTTTTGTAGGGCATAAGAGTTTTGGGGTTTACTCGCCCAGCACCAAAGTTTTTGCCCATAGGGTCGTTAGTGGTAGTTGGGCTAGGCAAGCTAAGCGACGGGGTTTCTTCACGCATACGCTTAAGCGCTTTTTCACGCATAGCACTATCAGCACGCAACCGTGCCATCATACCGGGGCGCTTAGCAGGCGCAGCTTTAGGGGCGTCTTCAACAATATCTCGTACTAAGCTAGCAGCGGCTTTAGCAGGTTTACTTACTTTTTTACTGGGCTCAACTTCTACCTTACGAGCCTTCTTAACCGAAGTCTTATCTTCTTCTTTCTTGCCGCCGCTCTCTACAAAGCGACGAGCACGGGAATAAGTGTCTTCGTCAAACCTACCACCTTCAGGTTTAGCACTAGGCATCATCTCAGTGGTCTCACCACCATCGGCAAACTTACGCTTTTTCATTTGCACTTACCCCCCATAGCCATCTTAACCATCGTGCCTTGGGTCTTACCCTTGACTTCAACACCGCCGCCTTTAGCCATCTTGGCCATACCACCGGCCTTGAGACCAGCGTGGGCTTTAGAAGCTGGCTTAGCAGCGTGTTTAGCTAGAGCATCGGGCTTGTCGCCTTTCTTCTTGGCCATCATAGCCATAAAACCTGGGTTCATTTTAGAAGCCATGTCATCACCGCCTTTTGCAAATTTACGGCCCCTATCAGCGTTGCTGAAGTCCTGGCCTACAGATTTAGAAACGCCCACTTTCTTAGCGAAAGCAGGCGAGTGAGCAACAGCCGCCATAAAATTATGCTGTTTCTTACTGGTAGAAGGCACTTCAGTCCCCTGCGCGCCGGTTACCAATAGCGCTATCTAACTTCTTATCCAGCCTATCAAAGCGCTCCATAATACGGTTAAAGTCGCGTTCAAATTCAGTTTTTGGCGTGTACACTTTAGGTACCTCTTCTTTGAATTCAGACAGGTGTTGTCTAAGTTCTTTAACATCTTCAATGACTGTTTTCAAGAAGTACCCCAGTATAGGTAGAAGCCCAGTGACTACAATGGTTAGAATTTCCATTGACATAGTACGTCAGCATTTCCAAGCTTTAAGGGATTTGTTGATGCGGCTATCAGGGTCGTTTGCTGTTTTGGCGCTAGTCAGCTTCTTTTTCATACCAGACATACGGGCACAAAATGAGTCTTTCCTAGAACCCCCCTCAGGCTGCGGTGCTTTGAGCCCGGGTTTCCCAGGGTTAGCTTTATTGTAAGAGGCGCGTCCTTTAGCATTTAAACCACCAGCTTCAGACTTGCCTTCTTTACGCTGCCATGCGGGGGATTTAGCCATAGACTACCGTGACTCCAATAGGTACCACCGCACCAGCTGTATACCAAATACCAGCGGGAAACAGAATCCCTTCCCCCGGCAGTATGATATTTGTGCAGTTAGAATTAGCGCCTGTATCCAGAGTCAGTAGCACGTTACCGTCGGGCCCGTCTAAAAAATTAGCAGACCCACTACCAACACCACCAGTAAGAACCACGGATTTAATCCGCACCCGCCCGGATAAAAGCGGCTGATTTGTTTGCGCCCCACCGGTGTGTACTGATTTTACGTCAGTCTGCATCATTTATATTACCCCCTATTAGGAGTTAGCGCCGTAGGTGCCATCCTGATTACGGACAACATAGGCAATATTAATCACACCAGCACCTGAGGTAGCAGTGACGTTGGCTTGCGTGAAAGTAATCACAGCATCAGCGGTGCCAACGTTAGCGACTAAAACTGCGCCCGCAGCATTGTTATTGCCCAGCGCAATACTATTAACACCAAAACTACCAACTCCAGTGCCAGAGTTAGCAGCAGTATTGATAGCCACGCCGTTACAGAATAAGGCAATAGTCGGGACAGTAGTGGCGTATGCAACGGTCGTATTGAACGTAACAGCTTGGATCATTGATCCAGCAGGCAGCACCGCGAGCAACGTGGCTGCGGTAATATCCGTGTACAGGATAGCCTTCGATTGCATTACAGGCGTTGCACCCATATTGCGCATAGTACCAGCAGTGGCACCCGTAGTGTCTTTAACGGTGCCGAGCAGCCAGGGGCCTAAACGGGAAGCAATAGCCATTTGATTTTCCTCAATTTGCGCCTACTGTCCTTGAGGGGAGGTCTGACCAAGAAACAGTCAGTAGGTTTTGGGGGTCTTGGTACGCGAAGGGTACCACCAGCTACAGTAACGCGTCAAGCAAAAACAAAAAAGCCCTCCGAAGAGGGCTTTAATACTACTGTGTTATTACGCCGAACCGGGTGAACCAAAGATGCCCAGCGGGTCGCTAACACCGAAGCTATAACGCTCACGAGCCTTGTAGCGGATATTGCCAGTGTCAAAGTCACCATCACTCGACGTAGCCAACGGCGTACGAACAAAGTGCTTCAAACCATTCGGAACATCAGTGGTCAGATACCAACCATTGTTGTCCGTCAAGAAGTGATTGACCGTGTAGCCTTCCGGGATCGAACCGTTGTTCTTGATGGCGTTGATATCGTTGTCGGTCGTGCCAACACGCAACGACGTTTCCAACAGACGGGTAGCAACGAACATCAGAGCCGGGGGCACGATCAACTTCTTCGGCTTAGCAGCGATCAGCAAACCACGTTCATCCGTCCAGGCAGCGATTTGAATGACTGCTGCTTCCAGCGACGTTTCATTCAGGTCCGCAGCGACCGAAGGACGGTTGCTATTGGTGCCACCAGAGACCAGTGGGTGCGCCGTAGAGAACAGAGCAACGCCGTCGCCGTAGGTAACGCCAGCACTAAAGCCGTTGTTCAAGATAGAGGCAGCCTTGACTTGCTTCGTGTACGACATACCACGAGCCAGAGCCTTGGTATAACGTGCCGACAGCGAGTCGTACAGGTTATCTTCCATAGCTTCTTCCGTAATGGAGAAGCCCAGAGCGATGGTTTCGTGGTTGAATCGTGCGGTCCAAGCTTCTTGACCGTTATCGTAGGCAATAGCCGAACCTTCAGCCTTCACCGGTGCAGCAGAGAAACCCGACAGCTTGGTTTCTTCTTCAAAGCTACGTTCCGAAGTTTCGGTATCGTAGATTTCCTTATGCTCTTCACCGTAGCGGGCATACTCCAAGCCGAACAGTGCGTTCAGACCCGGAAGCAGTTCTTTGAGTAGTTGTGCGCGAGAAATAGCCATGATTTAGCTCCTTTATGCGGCGTAATAGTTGTGGACGCCGAAGTTCAATTTCACCAGCACTTCAGGTGTTTGAACCAGGACAATCGTGGCACCGGCGGTAGGCGTAGTGGTCACAGCGGTGGTAATCGTGAGCGTGGTGTTACCAGTGGTGGTAACAGTAGCAGCGGTAGCCACCGCAACACCGGTACCGAGCTGCTGCGCTTGGCCACCCAGAATCTGCTCAATGTCCGTGCCAATCGGAATAACCAAACCAACCGGCAGACCCGACACCACAAACGAGGTGGTCGTCGTGCTAACAAAAACACACGAAGTAGTGACCTGTGTATCAGTTACCAGATTCAGGATACGGAAGGCGCCACCTGAACCAACAGCCGTCGTGGCGTTCAGAGAGACAAGACCACCGCCAGAGTTACCCGTAGCAGCGTTGCCAACCGGGGTGTTCAAGCGAGCGTTCAGACCCACCATACCATTCGGGAACGACGAGATGACGTTAGACGAAGCACTGGCGACCGCAACAGCCTTGAACACGGTATCCGGGTCATCGCACACAATAGCAGTGATATCACCCGAGGTAACGTTACCGGGGTAATACTGCGACCACAGACGCTGCTTGGTAGTCGGATTCGTGTAGTAGCAACCCAAAAACACACCAATGGTGCTCTTTAGAACCAAGCTAGTGCTAGTCGGCGCCATAATGACGAAACCAGCATCAGAACCAGTGGTGCCCAGCGTAACCAGATCGCCGTTATAAATCGGCGTAGCGTAGTTGTACGCGATAGGCATATTACGGGTAGAGCCCGCAAACACCTGACCGCCGATCAAATTGACCGGCTTTAGCCCGTACGGGGCATCAATCGAAGGATAAGCCATTTAAGACCCCTAAAAGTTAAGTACCTTTGCCAAAAGTCACCTTCGTACTACGCTCTTTAAACAGCGGCATACGAGGATCATTATCGCGCATGAAATTGTTGTCAATAGAACTCATCTGACCTTCTGCTTGCGCCTTATAGTACGCATCGCGTTGTTCAGCAAATTCCGTGGGGGTTTTGCAGAGCATGAGTCCACCGATTTCAATGCTGTCTGAAAAACGACTATTGCCGCTTGTCATAAGCTGAATTTCAGGGTGTTCAGAAGCTTTAACCGGTTCCCAGCCTTCACGCAATTTGGAAGAGACATTCATGGGATCGTCAGAACCCAAAGTGCTCATACGTACCCACCGAAAAGCATAGCCATTTTCCGGGTTAGGGCTAGGCAGCAATTGCGGGGGCATCCACTTCTTAGGCCGCTCAAATTTAGCGCGGCTTTCAAGTTCACGGGGTGCGCGGGGATCAGCCATTCTGTTTCCTCATATCTTCTGCAACTTGCTTTGCGTAGAGTTCCAGTGGGACTCCAAGTCGCTTAGCAATATTTACCTGCGTTTGGGTCAGTACGATTTTACGGGGCGCTGTACTGCGAGTAGCAGGAGCCACAACATTCGACTGTTTGTTTACCTTCTTCCCTTCAGAGTAATTCGCATCTGAAGTTTTGGGGGAGAAGATTTGTTTAACCTCTCCATCAATTCGTCGGTAATACTCGTCGCTTGTTGGGTTTACTCCTTCATCCATCAAATCCTGATGCACCGCAAGAGCTAAAGCCGTTTTCCGCCTATCAGCCCCAAACCAAGGATTAGCTTCACGCCACGCCTGAGCTTTAAGGTCAACCTGCGGACTTGGGGGAGAAGTCTTTACGGGTTCTGCGGGCGACTGTACAGCAGGACTCTTAGCCTGTAAAGGGGTGGGCTTGAAGTTATTCAGCTTGTCTGACTTGATCTTAGCCGCAGTCAACGCCTCTTGCGCAGTGACTAGAGCATCAGAATCACCAGCTTCGTGTGCGGCTTTATACTGCCGTTTTGCAGTTTCAATCTCACTACTAACTACTTTTTTAGCTTGCTCCAACAGCGCAGTTTGGCCACGCGTTAGATTACCTTGCAGTTGTTGGTTTTCTGCAATAGCTTTTTGAGCTACACGGATAGCCTCGTCTTTCTCACGCACCGCTGCTTCTTTTGCGCGGCGTTCCTCGTGGTAGCCTTTGGTGAAGTGTTGGATGCGACCACGCACCTTTTCACTGTACCCTTCTAATTCTTCGTCAGTGACTTCAGCAGGTGCTTCTGTCATTGGCTTACGATTACGGTCTTCAGCAGGGGTATCGTCTGCTACTTCAATTACAATTTCTTCATCATCCTTATCATCTTTTTGGACAATGTTTTCATCGGGGAACTTAAATTCATTAGCCATGTGCGCTCCTTAAATACGGCCAAAACCACGCGGATCATCTACGATTGCTTCTACACTATCATCATTGATAATGCGAAACTCCTGCCCGTGAATTTTAATGCGGGTACCAGTATTAGGGCGCACGAGAATAAAGTCACCAGCTTTGCATGACGGGCCACTGGGGAACCGTGTCTTATCAGCGTACGCATCTGGACCGACTTTCAGCACGAACAAGATTGGCGACAGCAGCTCTTCATAGTGAACAGTCTGCCCGGCCTTCACAATACCACTGTCGTACTCTTTTTCAATGTCAGGGAGAGCACACAGCAAGTGGTAAGTGACCGGTTCAGGGAGTTGGGTAGGTTTACCCTCTGCCGCTTGCATAGCTGCTTTAACATAGTTAGGGACCACAATATCAATCATCACCATTCTCCAATACACGCACGAGGTCTAGTAGTAGTTGTTTTGTAAAGGAAAGACCCCGGATTTCCCCTACCAACGCTTTATACTCTTCAAACGTCTTACAACTGCCATTTAACACAACAGTTTCAATGCCCTCTTGATGACGGGCCACTTCTTTAAGTACGTCTGTTATTGCCTTCATTCATTCCCCTATTAATCGGTTGTGCTTTTATGCTTGCTTTTGTAATATCAGCGCGAATGCGTTTATCTCCCTGACGTTCTTGGGATTGCAGTCTAGCACCTTCTTTCTGGGCATCCACAGCAATTCTATCTCGCTCAATTTGAAGTTTCTGCTGTGCCAACTGGAATTCACGGTCGCTTTGTTCTTTCTTACGCGCCAGTTCCTGTTCTTTAAGTTGCAATTCCTTCATCTGCATTTGCATGTTAGGGTCTTGCATTTGTTGTTGCGCTTGTTGTTGCTGTGCTTGCTGCATATTACTTTGCAGCAGCTGTTGCGATGCTTGGGCAATAAGGCGAGATAGCTGCGTTTCTATTTGTGGGTCGAGTTCCGAATCAGGCGGCGGAAGCGGTACACCTAATTGCTGTTCTACCTTAGCGCGATAGTTAAAAGCTAAATGCTCTGCAATGTGGGACATAATAGCCCCTTGCATCTGCTGCGCCATTGGACTTTGCCCAATAAGCTGCATTACACTTGGGTCTTGCATCATAGCCATGTGCGTAGCAATATGCGCATCGTGGTCCTGAGTAATGAACGCTTTAGTAGGCTTACCAGTCAGGAAAGACATATTTTCACTAATAGGGTCACGCGGTGCTTGGTCGTCATCAACAGGTACCAGCTTTTCCGCATTGCGAATGCCAAGCACTTCTAACATCTGACGATGCAACTGCGGCAAGTCATAAATCTGTGGTGCAGATTGTGCAAGCTGAATAGCCGCTTGGTACTGCATGATTCGCTGCGCCATCGTAGCAGCGTTAGGGTCACTAACTGGAATAACTTCCGAAGTAGCATAGTCTGACTGTTTAGCTTTACGGGCAGCGTTGTTAGGATCGTATGCGTATTCTTTGGGGGTGTTTTCCTGAATAATTTCCTTCAGTAACTTGAACTCCATACGCAGCGACGCATGTACTCGTGCCTGCACAGCAGACATAGTTTTAAGCGTACGTTCCAATAGAGCCAGCGTAGTTCCGACTGGTGCTTGCGCACTCATGTCAGAAATGTTCATGTCACTAATAGCCCCTAACCGCCGCCCTTCCTCAGTAATTTGATTCAGCAAGGCCAGCAAGGTCTGAGAGGGCTCCTTGTATGGAAGCGGCATGATGTTGTCGCGCACGGTGCCGCTGGGCACGTCTACGTCGCGAAATTCACCCGGGGCGATGGGCGTGTCGTCGCCCTTGATTCGCAGGCCCCGTGACTTCAGGCCCCCAGGAAGATTGCTCAGTGATCCTGCATCGACAAGTTGCCGAATAAGTGAAGTACCCGCGCGTGCATAGCCACCGATAAGATGCACTAACCCAAGGCCATATGAACCAAAACCAGGGATATAGGTGTATTGCACGAAGTGTTGGCGTTTCTGCTTACGCCGGTCTTCTTCTTTCCAGTTACGGTAGATAGCCAAAACCTTCGTAGACCCGCGCTCAATAGTAACGATATACGGGCGATCAATTTCGTCTTCATCTTCGTCACCAGGAATAGTGTAGTCAAGGTGCAACTCAAGCACTTGGTACCGATCATCATCGGTAAGCGTATAGCCTTGACCTTCAGCCTTCTTCTTCTCTACGTCAGTAAAGAACCGTACCGGGTCGCCCAACTCTACATCACGATAGAACCCTGCAACCTGAAGCTTCTTAATGTCGTTCTTAGTCTTACGCATTACATGCGTAACACGCTCAGAGCTATACACACTACTAGCACCATAGGGCATAATCAAATCTTCAGGCGGCAAGAAGATTGCAGTCTGTCGCTCCATTGCCGGATCGTAATACACCTTCTTAAACGCAGCACCAGCAAGACCCAGCGTATAGAGCATACGTTCATGCTCATGACGGTACTCAATCATTACTTCCGTAAGCTGGTAATTCATGTCATCGCGCACGCGTTCAGCTGCCTCTTCTTTCAGGCGGTCGATGGCACCTACGATCTGCGTCTTGACTGGACCCTGCGCGGGGAACGTTTCTGTAATCATTTCTGCTTGGAAGCGGATACCTGCTTCAGTAAGCAGCGTCGAATACACACCACATGCACCATTCCACGG